AAAGGAGTTCGTCTTGGGTTCACTTACGGTCAAGAAGATTTTCACGGTCCTACTATTCGTGAGCGTCAGCGTCAAACTGTGGAACAGGCTAAAATTAATGGCATTACCGCAGAGCCAGTTACGAACTGGATGTAATGAGTCATGTTTTCATCCGTATGGGTCCCAATCATTGTCGCAATCATTATGGGACCAGTCGTTGTGGTATTACAAAAACTTCGCAAAGAAAATACCGACCAACATGCGGAAGCCAGAATCCTACTGAAACTCATAGGAAACAAAGTTGATAAAGTTGCTACTAAATTGGACAACCATATTGGTTGGCATGATGGAAAAGAGAATAAATAATGGCTAGGAAATCATCTGCCGACTATTTGAAGAAAATGAAAATGAGTGTTGAAGCCAGTCGTAAATGGCGCAAAGACGATGGCTATGATGGGACTTGGCAACGGCTAAGAGACATGTATCGTGGTCGTCATTTTGACGACTACAAGGCTGAGGACCAAATGTTGGTCAACATTGCTTTCTCCACTATCAATGTTATTTCACCAAGCATATCTGTAAACTACCCTAAGATAACTGTCAATGCTGTAGATTCAAAAAACGCTGCCAACGCTGTTATTGCTGAGGCTGTTGTAAACTATTGGTGGAAAAAACGGGATGTTCGCTCAGAGTTCAGGCGTTCAGTTAAAGACATGCTTTCTTTTGGTCATGGTTGGATTAAAGTAGGTTACCGTTTCGTTGAAGAAGAATCAATTGACACCGATGAAGAATATTCGGATGATGTTGAAGGCGGAGAGTCAACAACAAATACCGTTATTCGTGAGGACACACCGTTTGCTGAACGGGTATCTGTTCACGATGTTTTTGTTGACCCAGATGCCACAAGTATGAGGGACATCAAATGGATTGCTCAGCGTATCCGCCGACCAATCAACGAAATCAAAAACGATAAGCGTTACATCAAGTCGGCACGAGAAAAAGTTCAGGTTGTTGCCGTAAGTAAATACTCTGATGACCCAAGCCGTAAAAAGGTACACGACAAAAATATGGGTTACGCAGAAATTTGGGAATATTACGACATTGCTAACGGAAGCATGTCTATTTTTTGTGAAACATCAGACCAGTTTCTGGTCAAACCAACCAAAATGCCTTATTCATTTGGGCAACCATTTGTTATGTTGCGCAACTATGATGTTCCAGACATGTTTTACCCTATTGGTGACCTAGAATCAATTGAACCTTTGCAACGGGAACTTAATGAAACCCGTAGCCAGATGATGAATCATCGTAAAAAGTTTAGTCGCAAATATCTGTATAAGGAATCTGCTTTTGACCAACTTGGTCGTTCAGCCCTAGAATCAGATGACGATAATGTTATGGTTCCTGTTATGTCTGATGAACCAATCGCTGGTGTTGTTACTGCTTTCCCAGCAGTAATTAACCCACCAGAGTTTTATAATCAGTCCAATATGATTATTGGTGACATTGACCGTATTTCTGGTGTGTCAGAGTTTCAGCGTGGTGCTGTTTCTGAAATTCGCCGTACAGCAACAGAGTCGTCTTTGCTACAAGATGCTGCTAACGCTCGCACCTCAGATAAGTTGGCTGTAGTTGAACAGGCTATTGCTGAAGTTGGTCGTAGAATGATGGCTTTGGCTCAACAGTATATGACTGGTGAACAAGTTGCTCGTGTAACTGGCAAAGACGGTGAACCAATGTGGGTTACTTTTGACCGAGATTATTTGGCTGGTGACTTTGACTTTGAAGTTGCTGCTGGTTCAACTCAACCACATAACGAATCTTTTAAACGCCAGATGGCTTTGCAAATGGTTGATGCTATGTCACCATTTGCTGGTGCTGGAATTGTTAATATGCAAAAACTTGCGGCATATGTGCTACAGTTTGGTTTCGGGGTCAAAAACCCTGACGAGTTCCTACAATCACCACCCCCTCCTGTCCCTGCTGAGGGTGAGATGGGTATGCCACCACAATCCCCTCAGACGGCTCCACAAGCCGCTGGAGGCTCTCCAGCGGGTCCTGAGTCATCTTTGCCACCTGAGATTGTTGCGATGCTACAGCAAGGACAGGGTGCGCCACCTGCTTAGGGAACGCCCAGTTTATATATAGAGCAACCATTATAGGACTCTAGGAGAAAAAATAATGAGTGAGGAACTCGCAGAGTTTGCCGAAATGGAACCCGATACTGGGTCAACTGAATTCGCAGACGAATATAACGATTATTATACCGAAGCACCCGATACACCCATCTTGGAATTAGATGAGTACGCGAATTATCGTGTACCAATTAAACTTGATGGTGAGGAATTGCAAGTTCCTTTATCTGAGGCTATTGCTGGTTATCAACGCCAAGCAGATTATACCCGAAAAACGCAAGAGTTAAGTCAGCAAAGAGAAGAAGTTCAATTTGCTACAGCGCTTTCAGCGGCTTTGGAGTCTGACCCTGCCAAAACTATTGATATGCTTTCTTCCCATTATGGTATCAGCCGAAAGGCTGCTGCGGAAATGGTTCAAGATGTAGAACCAGAGTATCTAGACCCCACGGAACAAAAGTACCGTGAACTAGATAAACGAATAGCACAGTTTGAGGAAGCCCAGAATCAACAATTAATTGAGCGTGAAATTCAGGGTTTGCAATCTAAGTACGGTGATTTTGATGTCAAAGAAGTTGTGACGCTGGCAATCCAGCGTGGAACAACCGATTTGGAAGGCACTTACAAGCAGTTAGCATTTGATAAAATGGTGGCTCAAAGAGAACTAGAAGAACTTGGTCAGCAAAGACGAGCAGAAATAGAAAAATCTGTTATGCAGTCTAAGCGGGTAGCAAGTGTGGTTAATGGTGGCTCATCCGCTACCGCCACTACAACTAGTGAAACTTTTACCCCTATTACTTCTGTTGCTGAGGCTTGGGCAGAGGCTAAGCGTCAAATGGGTGCAAACTAATTAACAACCCCCCTAGTTTTCTAAAAGGAAAATAATGTCTAACCCAAACTTTGATTTGTTGCTATCAACAACTCTCGCAAATTACCGTGACCAACTCACGGACAACGTATTTTCGGACCGCGTTCTTACGAACCACCTTATGCAAAAAGGTCGTATTCGTATGCTTAACGGTGGCACGAAAATTGTTGAACCACTCATCTACGGTCAGAACACCACGGTTGCTTCGTACTCAGGTTACGATTCAATTGCTTTGACCGCACAAACTGGCATCACGGCTGCCGAATACGAATGGAAGCAGTACGCTGCTTCTATCGCAATTAGCGGTATTGAAGAAGCCAAGAACAACGGCGAACAGGAAATCATTAACCTGTTGGAAGCCAAAATCATGCAGGCTGAAGAGTCTATGCGTGAAGGTTTCAACGCAATGTTCTATTCCGATGGTACTGGAAACAGTAGCAAGGACTGGAACGGTCTTGGAAACTTGATTGAATCAGGTAACACTGTTGGTGGAATTAACTCCGCTACTGCTGGCAACGAATACTGGCGTTCATACGAGGAGAACACCGCAACAGCGTTGACTCTTGCTCAAATGGCTACCGCATACAACAGCATTTCTGTTGGTAACGACCACCCAGACATGGTTCTTACAAGCCAAACCTTGTTTGAAAAGTATGAAGGTTTGTTGCAACCACAGTTGCGTTACACCGACACCAAGACAGCGGATTCTGGTTTCCAGAACTTGTTGTTCAAGGCTGCTCCAGTTGTTTATGATGCCGCTGCTCCAGCAGGAACAATGTTCTTCATTAACAGCAAGTATCTGACCTTGGTTGGACACTCTGGCAAATGGTTTACCCAAACTGCTTTCGTTCGTCCAGAAGACTTGGATGCTCGTTATGCGCTTATCATGTGCTACGGTAACTTGACTTGCCGTAACCGTTCCAAGCAGGGCAAACTGACGGCTAAGACCGCCTAGTAACAAATGTAATAGTGGGGGCGAAAGCCCCCACAATTATTAATATAAACAAAATTTAACTAAAGGAAAAAAAATGCCACTAAAATCAAACGACAATGGTGCAATTGACCGTACACGACTCGCCGCTTGGGTAGCCAAGGAAGAGTTGGTAACAGTAGTTGCAGCAACTGACGCAGCAACCGTACAAACAGCAGCGACTCTTGCTGGTGCAGCACGCACACTGTACACAATGACCCCAACGGCAAGCCGTACCTTGACCACACCAACTGGTGCGGAACTTGGTGCAGCGTTCACAGATGAGGGTGTTGGTTCAAGTTTCCAATTCACCGTTGTCAATGCCGCCGCAGCAACCCACCCAATCGTGGTAACTGCTGGTGCTTCTGGTGTAACGCTTGTTGGTGTTGCAGCAACCTTTTCGGTTGCAGCAGCGTCATCTGCTACCTATGTTGCAGTGTTCACTGCCGCAAACACGGTTTCAATTTACCGAGCATAATTAAAACATATATGTGGGGAAGTGGCGCTGCCCGCCCTTCCCTACATATATTTATATAAAGGATAATGTAATGCGTAAACCTGCTATTGAGTTGCAACCACAAGG